TAAAGAAGCTAAAAGACTTCAAGCAAAAAAAATAGAAAACTTTATTCTTGGAGTTCTTCTTCTATTTTTTCTTGGTGCTGTTGGTGCTGTTCTGTATCTAATTCTAGTTGCTTATTAAACTTACATCTACTAACAAGCTCCATAACTTTATTTTTACCTAACACCTCTAAAGCTTCTACTATATTAGTTTCTAATCCTTCAGGTGAAGTTCTAATTTCTTTATCACTTTTAGCACCACGTATTCTAGATAATAACTCTAATGCTTTTATAGCACTATTTGTATGACCACTTGTTTTAGCAAACTCATATTGTCTTTCTATTTCAGTAATAACATCAACATTTGTTTCTAAATTTTGTTCTAACTCTTTAATTCTTTCTTGTACTTCAGAGTCATTTTTTAATCTATGACCTGTATTAGCTAAAGCAAAACTAGAGTTAGCTTTATAACCTGCAACTCTAGCTGCTTCAGTAGCATTACCATGAATTAAGTAAGCTTGAGCAAACTTTTCTTGTTTGTCATTTAATGCCATTTATACAAGTACAATAATTAAACCTGCAATAACACCAGTTATTATAGCATGTAAAACTAATTCCATATATGTTCTCCTATTGTTTCTTAAATATGTTTTAATATTCAATATTGTTTTTAAATAATTCATTTTATCCACCAAAAATATAATATTAATAATGTAATATAAAGTGATACTTCATAATACATAGAATCTATTTCTCTTAATTTATACCATATATATTCAAATATATTCATTGATATAACCTTATGTTAGGGTTTGTAATATCTATATTTACTGGCTTACATATACCAGTATATTTCTTTTTAGTACCTGGAACTGCAGGTTGTTTACTTATTCTATTGGCAAAATATTTACATCTATTAATGTCACGAAAATGCATATCACTTTGCTGTATATTATTTCCTAAATAAATTACCAATAGAAATACTGTTGTCACTTGAGATTATCTCTAGCTACATTCTTTGATTTTTCAAAACTTCTCATTGCTCCAAGTCCTAATAAAGACATTACTAATGTTATTAATCCTTCTACTTCAAGCTGTGGTGGTACAACATCAGGCATCCATATGCCAGTACCCCAAGTTAAAATTGGACCTACGAAGAATTGCCATAGCAGCCCAAGGCAACAGACCCACATTATTGCAGGTCGTGCTCCAGAAACAAATAAACTAGGATGTTTTGCTTGTTCTTTATTTACTTCTATTTGTGATTTAGCTAATTCTTGTGCATGCTTCTCTGCCATAGTAGATAGGTCATGAGCAAGTTCCATTTGTTTGTCTTTATCTTTTATAAACTTACCAAGTAATTTACTAGCAGGTCCTATTAGTGCAGTTAATGGCATTATTCTTTCTCCTTTTTTATTAAATCAGCATGAGTATATTCTTTACCCACACATATTATATATATTTTTAAATGTTGAAAATTATTCCAAATATTTTTTATCTTATCTGACCACCAAGTATGATTAAACACAGATACATGTACATTTTGTCCTTTAAACTTACCTTCTTTAAAATGTTTTAAAGCAAGTTGGCAAGATATATTTAAGAATACTGTGTTTTTACTATGAGATAATATTTCTGTTAATACCCAATCTAAATCTTGTTCTGCTATATGTTCTAATACATCTGTACATATTACAATATCATATTTTTTATTAGGTAGTTTATTATATTTAGGATAAGCAGGGTCATACAAATCAAATGAATCTAAATTAAGTAATTCTTGTACAGGTTTTCTTATACCTAATTCTTTACATCTTCTTTTCATATAAGGAACTGCTTTACCACAACCATAATCTAATAAAGTTTTACATTTATTTTCTTCTACAATTTTCATTAATGTAGTTACAAGAGGTATTAAACTTATACCTTTAAACTTACCTTTTTCTTTATGTAATTTTTTATAAGAATTTATTAATTCATAATAATCTTCTGAAGGTTGTGTTAACATTACAAATCCCCTTTAAAAGATTGTTGTTTTTGTTTATATCTATTAGATGTTTTCCATAAAGCAGAAACTAAAGTTCCTTTGCCATGAAAATTAATATCCATTTCCATAGGTGATTCATTAAAATATTTTTCACAATCTTGTGCTAACGCAAGTAATTCTCCTGTTGTCCAGAACTCTTGTTTACCTACAGATACTTTAAAGTATTTAGGTCTAGGTTGCTCACCTTCTGCACCTGTTGTTTCTTTCTTTTGTTCTTCTGTAGGTTCTTCCATATTAGAATCAAAACCAAATAAGTCAAAGAAACGAAAACCTAATGTATGCATAATACCTATAGCTCTCATAGCTGCACAAGTACCACCTGTTATTAATGTAGTACCTTCTGGTAAACCTAAATCTTTATTTAAAGTTACTATATTATTTTGTATACCTTTCTTTTGTTCTTCAGGGTCACGTAATGATTCTGTAAATGCATGCCATCCCCATATGTTTGCTTTCCTTTCTATTAAATAATCAGTAACAGAAGGGTCAGTCATAGATGCAACAAAAAACTTTGTATTAGGGTCTATTGTTTTAAACAAATCTTTTCTAACTACACCATGTGTACTTGTACCTGTAATAGGTCTAGGGTCTAATACAACACATGCCCAAGGTTTAATACCATGCTCAAGTAATTTAGGATAAGAATGTTTAACAGCTACCACTTTTGCATTAGGATTGTTTTTAATTGTAGCATGTAGTTCTTTATAATCTGTGTAAGGTCCACCTGATACTAATATACATTTGTAATCATGTAAAGGAAATTTCTCTAACCATTTATCAATCTTTTTAAAATTTGTTTTTATATTATTTCTAATATAATCTTTAGGCACACAATCTCTAGGATTAACTTTAATAGGCACACTAAATAAATGTTTAGAAGGAGCAGGTAATTTATTATCATGTAATATAAATAATAAATGTGTATGCCCACCTTCTCTTACTTTATCTTCACTAGGCAATATATTATTTGTTATTTTTTTATCTAATTTTTCTTTAACTTTATTTGTACCTTTATATTTATCTTCTACTTCATTACCATCTGTATCTTTAGAAAAGTAATTATCCATAACAACTACAGGTACATGCTTTAAACAATCATAATCACTTTGTTTTGTTTGAATACTATCACCACCACCTATAAAAGCATAGTCTATATCTAGTAAAAATTCAAATAAATTTTTAGCTTTTAATGTTTCTCTTGTATTACCTTTAGTTAAAACAAAACGAAATTCTTTATTTTTTTCTTTCATTTTAACTTTAAATTCTTCAAGTCTTTTTTCTACAGCTTCTAAAGTATTATGTGCCTTAACATTAAATTCTTCTTTATCTGTTTCTATTGTAGCATCTTCAAACAAATCAAAACCATAGTATACAACTCTATCTGTATTTTCAAAAGCAGCTAGTGCCATTTCTATTGCACGACCACCATTCCATGTACCAGTTTCTAATATAGTTTTAGGTTTAAAATGTCTAATAAGTTCAGCATTTTTTTGATACCTTGATGGCAATATATCTTGTGATACTTTATCTTTTGATAATTCAAATACACGATTACCTTGTGAATCTCTTAAAGGTACAATATTAGAATTAGATACACCTTGTAAATGAACAATATAATTTGATACTTGGTTTTCAATATTATGAATTTTTAAACCATGTGCTTTATATAAGTTTAATAATCTTTGAATAACAAAACCATCATGCCATTCTCTATAGTTAGTAAGTTCGTCATTCATATATATTCTACGCAAATCCCACAACAAATCTAATGGTGGTTTTTTATTTAGATTAAAAGCCATAAAAGACATACCTTCACCATGTACTATATCAGCACTATCAGGTAGCATATCTAACATTTCTTTATATGTTAATCTTTTATTAGCATAGCAATCTATATCAATCCATACTAACCAACCTGCATCTTTATTAGTTTCTGTTAATGTAAATGCATAGTCTGTTAATGCAAACATTTTATGACACCATCTGATAGCATCAAGCTTTGCATTATAAGGTATCTGTCCATCTTCAGTACCATTATGTTTCGTATTATCTTCTTTAAATTTTTTATATTTTTTATTATCTTCAAGATTAGAATACTCAATAGCTTTATCTAATGAATATTTATCAGCAGGAAAGTTATGATAGTAAGCTTTTACTTTTAAAGTAGGTTCCCAATTTTCCTGTATAGATTTAAAAAATATATTACCAAATCTATTATATAAGTCTTCATTATAAGATGTAACAAAGTTTATTTTCATATCATATAATCCTTATTAGCATCTAGTATGTTATGCATTTGTAACCATCTTGCATCATTAGACCACTCAATAGCATACTGTGTATCTTTATCTCTTTTAGAACCCCAGTCTTTAAACCAAGGACCACCTGTTGTAAAGTGAACATTCTTTGCATCTATATCTGTAGAGGAATGATTGTCTAACCAATTCCATTCTTCTGGTATCGTACCTATATCTGCTTCTTTATCTGGTAACCATTGAAAAGTGTGTAACCATCTACCTGATTTAGTATTTACTTCTTGTGGTGTAAGTTTTTGATTGTATTCATGACCACAATTAAACATAATTAAACTAGACCAATTTTTTCTAGGATATACATGTTGTTCTTTACCATCCATTTTAGTTTTATTTGTAGGTTCATATTTATGTTTAACTACATGTATAGCATAATAATTATCTTTACACTTCTCAAATAGTTCTGATATATCTGACCTTACATACATATCAGAATCCATATACAAAGCTAAACCTTCATACATGTTTAGTGCAGGTATTAAAAATCTACTAAAACTAAACTGTGTAGAAAAAGGTTTACCATCTATCTCATCATAATCTTGACCACCAATGCTATTATGTTTTCTAGTATATATACCTATCTTTGTAAGTATATCTCTTCTCAAAGGTATAACTCTAACAGGTTTAGTGGATATTCTTTCTAATGAAAATTTTAATACCTCATAAGCAGTATATTCTTTAGGGTCATACCCTACGTAAACTGTGTTTACCATTTGTTTTTTTAATAGCATATGCATTTCCTTAAAATTTATATTCGTGGTCTATAAACCAAGTACCTGCTTCTACTCCACGACCTGTTCTTTTTCTTTCATAAGCAAACTTAAATTTACTTTTATAAAACTTTTTAGTAGCATAAGCTCTAAACTTTGAACCATCATGTTCATTATCTAAATCATGATAGTATCTATAACCTAACGAATCAAAAGCATATACGTTAGTATAAAATATATTTTGTAACCATAATAATGTTAATACAATAAATAACTTATTCATATCTTCTCCAAAAAAATAGGGAGTATATTTCAACTCCCTTATTAACTTAATTAATTTTAATCTTTTTAGGTTTTTGTTCTTCAGGTATCATTTGTTTAAGAGTTAATCTTAATATACCCTCGCTGAATGTAACGTCTTCAACGTGTAACGTATCGTGTAGAACAAAGTCCCTAGTAAAAGACCTCTTTGCTATACCTTTATGTAAGTATTCAATATCATCTCCTCTTACATAATCACCTTTTATTGTTAAATGATTTTCTTTAACTACAATATCTAAATCATCTTTCTTAAATCCTGATAAAGCAAACTCTATAATAAAAGTTTCTTCATCTTCTTTTATAATATCATAAGGTGGATAGTTTGTATCTGTCCCTCTTATGTTATTCATTACATCAAACAATCTATCAAAGCCAATAGCTTGTCTTGAGAATGTATCTACTTCAAAATTAACCATATTTATCTCCTTATTAAGCAAGTTAAAATGAGTCCTTTATTGGCACTCATGATGTAATTATACATTATAAACATATAAAAGTCAAGAACTTTTTTATGTACTTAATGCTATTAATATTAATACTATGCTTATAAAAATAATAACATACTCAAACATTTATTATCCCTATTGTGTTTAATATAGCCATAACTATTACATATAGAATCCATAATCCTACACAAATAGCCATACCATTAACTATTAATTTACATATTATATCTAGTAGTGTCATTTATATTAATCCTAATTCTAGTTTACCACTTTCTGAAATCATATCTTGTGTCCAAGGTGGGTCCCAAGTAATACCAACTTTAACTTTCTTAACTTCTTCTAATGTTGCTACTGCATCTTCTATTTGTTTTGGTAATTCTTGTGCTACTGGACAATGTGGTGTTGTTAATGTCATAAGAATATCTACATCTTTATTTTCTTTTATATCTATATTATATATTAAACCTAAATCATATATAGAAATAGGTATTTCAGGGTCATATACTTTTTGTAGTACATCTATAATATTTTCTTTTAAATTTTTATTAGTCATTATATATCTACTAATTCACACGACCCACTTTTGCATGCTAACTCCTGTGAACCTCTTGTATTATCTTCTGTTTCATACTCTTGTAATTTATTCCAGTTAATATCTTTAGGCATCTTTGATTGTAATTCATTGTATTGTACTTCATCTATATCTTGATAAGGTGCTTGCTGATATGTATGGTCAGAAAAGGGTAAAAAAGATATACCAGATAGTGTATCAAAGTTATCCCAACACCAGTTACCTACATTAATCCATTCGTGTTCTTTAACAGATATAGTTACTGATGGTTTATGTTCACACCAATGTTGTGCATAACACTTCCATATCTCTAACTGTTCAATAGCAGTCATAGTATATCGAAAGATAGCACTAGAGTCTGCTTTCATAGGAAAAGAAAAGACAGAGTTATTAGGTTGCATAACATCATCTTCACAAGGTATGCTTTGGTCTGCCATAAACTGTGTTAATGGGTCTTTCTTATCTCCTCTAACTGTTCTAATATAATATGGATTATGTCTAGCATGAATACCACTAGCAGAGTCAACTAATTGACTAACTGTGCCAGAAGGTTTGACACATGTAATAGCTGTTGATTGTGGTATACCTAGTTTCTTTGACCATTCTTCATTTGTTAATACAGCTTTGTATCTCATCTTACTTAACACATCTGGTAATGCTGTTCTCATTCTAGATAGTAGACTATTATCCATAATTCCTGTAAGAGATACACCAAGTAATCTTTCTTCTTCTGTATTTGTTTGCCATCTTTTACGCAAGTAACCAAAGTCTGTAAGTGTAGCTTGTATTGTACCTAGTATTGTAGCTACTTCTATCTTATTATGTAATGACTCCTCTGTATCCAATGGTCTTACTACTACTTCTGTAAGATTACAAAACTGATTAGGTCTTAATATAATTTCACTACAAGGATTAGTACCAAAGTCCCAATCACCATTACGTCTACCATTCTCTCTAGCTTTTTCTTGAGCAGACTTTCTATTAAAGATACCACGTTCACCAGATTTACTTTCATATAATGCTAACCATTCTTTCATAAAGATACCTGCATCTGGTTTCTCTGTGTAAGCTACAGAGTTATTAGCTAATGCTCTCTCTGGATTAGTCTCCCACCATGCACCAGACTTGGCAACTCTTAATCTCTGGTCTGATAAGTTAGACAGAGATATAAGAGCTGACCTACGCACACCACCTACCACTACAACCTCACCTGTCTTACAAACTATATCGTGAGCTTCCATAGAAGATAACTTTCTACCTTTAGCACCTTTAAACTTTTCAACTGTAAAATCAAATAGATTAACTAAAGGTTGAGGACCACTTGCTCGACCACCAAATGTTTTTAATCTAGCACCTGCAGGTCTAACTTTAGTTACATCTATCTTTGGTATTCTATTTGTATAAAGATAAGATATTAAATCCTTAAATGCTCTTGCCCAACCTTCTTTAGAATCATTAACAGAAACAACATCATCTGTCTTTTCAAACTCTCTATCTGGTATAGTAGGTAACTTATCTATGTACTGTCTTTCAACAGAAAAACCTACACCTGTACCATTCATAAGTATATATAATACTTCATCAAATGCTTTTGGATTATCAATAGGTATATAAGAACAATTATATCCTGCTATGTTTTCTCTTTCTAATGCAGGACCTGCTGTCATTAATGCTCTCATAGATGGCATAACAGATAACCCTATAATACTATCTTCTATTCTTCTCCATACTTCACTATCTAATACTACACCTAAATTTTTATCTAAATGACCTTGCATAAAATTACTAAACCTAGATACTGTTTCTATCCATGTCTCTCTTCTACCTTCATCAGGTAACCAACGTGCATATCTAGACGCATGGATAAACGTCTGATATTCTGTTGGTAAATAGTTATTCCCCATATTCCATCTCCAATATCATTTCAGCATAGTGTATTACTTTTTCTATATCTTTTTTTCCATCACCTTTTCTTCTATGTCTTGTAATATATTTAATTATATTACCTTCAAGATAAGTTAAGTTATTTTCTACAATATAATCTACTGGTTGTATACTTAAATTTTTATAATGATTACCACCTATTTGTTTATTTCTTGTAGCTAACTTTTTTATATCTGTTTTCTTAAAATCTTTTGTATCTTTTATAGTATCTTTAATTGCTTCATCCATTAATCCCATAACCCTCTCCTATAATTTAGTTAAAAAGTATGCTACTAAAACAATAAACATACCTAATATTATTCCTATTATAAAACATGTTAATAAATTAAATTCCATATTATAGTATCTTTTTTATTCTTTGTCTAACATATTTTAAATCTGGTGAGTGAATAACTTTGTATGCAAAACCTCTTGTGTATGTAGGACTTAATCCTGCATGCTCACATACTTGCTCAAAGTTATCACACGTAACACCAACACTACAAAAAAACCATGCTATGGCTCTATCTTTATGTACTTTACTTTTATTATTAGTTGCATCTAATAATGCTTGTAAAATAACAGATAAAAACAAACCTCTTTCTGCTGATTCTTTTTTATTATACTCTACATCTAAAAAAATGTCAATGGTTTTTTTCGTCATTTACTATATGCGTCAACATTTCTATTGCATCTTTTGCTTCAGATGCTTTATGTACTAATTCAATAACATCTTCTACAATCTTGGGATGTTCACCTACACCCACAGGATTGTTAATATGTATCTTAATATTTGCTAAAGCTTTATCTCTCTCTGCTGTATAGTGAGACATAACTGCTTCTAGTATATGTGTTTTCATATTCCTTCCTTTATTAATTAAATGGTCGTGTTTTTTTTCCATGCTTATACATAGGATTATTTTTACCTCTGTGTATTCCTTCTAATACTTTTCTTTTATTAAAAGGTGCACAAATTTTTGAATGATATTCTCTATCAAAATTAACATAAGCATGTTTCGTATTTTGTTGTGGTGTAACCCACTCTAAATTATCTACTCTATTATTCCAAATATCTCCATCTATGTGATTAACCTGATGGTTTAGTATTCCAAATCGTAATTGAAAGTCAGGTGGAATATAAGACCACCATGTATATTTATCATATAAATTAAAAGGCACAAAGTTTAAGGCAACCATTCTATGCTCTCTAATACTAACATTTTTTTTACTTTTAGCTTGGTTGTTTGTATGACCATCTAAACTTATTTGATATTTAATATAACCTTTACCATCTCTTTTTCCTTTTTGTGTTCTTTCATAACTCTTCTTCATTATTCTATTAGTCTTTAAACTTTTTAAATTTCCATAGTTACTTATTTCATAACCTGGTGCTCTAATCCATTTATTATCTTTTATAAACATTAATGGTTTAAATATTTCTTCAATCATTTTTCATTTACCAATCTAATATTTCTTCTACTCTAGGTTCTTTATAAACTTGTGTAAGATATGTCGTACCTTTTTCATACTTAAAAGCACGAAGTCCTTGACCATTGTTAGCATCAGACCAACACTCTCTTTTATGAGGACAAAAAACACAACCAATAGCAAGCTTCCTATTCCCAGAACTACCTTCAGGAATATCACTATAACATCTATCAGGAACTGTTTTAGATTCCAAAGCACCTTTGAGATACTGTACTCTTTCTTTTGCATTTATCATCTCCATATCATGCACTCTTGTTAGTGCAATGTTACCATGTTGTTTATCTATTGCTAAAAAGTAAGCTTCTTTAACACCATTACCTTCAGAGTATGCAGATATTTGTGCTATATATCCAAAAGGGTCATCATCAGCTAGTCTATTATTAGCAAACTTTTTAAATGCAAAACCACTAGCACTTTTACAGTCAACTAATTCACCATCTATCTTACAATCTTGATGTCCTTTAATACCTTCTACATCTACTTGCTTTTGTTCTTCTGTAACTGTATGACCAGATGCTCTAGACAATAGTATAAGTAAGTCCTCAAGTATATGACCATATAAAAACTTAA